CTTAGATGCAAAGCTGACTTAATCCAAAGATATTATCCAGGGAATGTTCCAATTACAGAGAATAGAATTTGCGAAATGACTTACCCAGTTCAAGCTTGTTATTGATGTAATTTTTACAATCATGTATTAAAATAAAAAATTTATGTTAAATATTTAAGAAAAAATGTGGTCCTAAAGGAGGGTTATGGAAATTGTTAACTTGCTTATGGCTGAAATACAATCAATTCAGTCAATTGACAAAAAAGTTGAAATTATTAATGAAATAAAAATTAAATTACATCAAATTAGCCCGTTTAAAAAAGAGCCTGTTGATTGCGTTGTTTGGGTTAAAAAAGACTTGGTGACCGCCAACGACTACAACCCTAATAGTGTTGCTCCACCAGAAATGGAATTGTTACATCAGTCTATCTTACAGGATGGATACACTCAACCAATTGTCGGATGGTCAAGGGATGGGGTTTATGAAGTTGTCGATGGTTTTCACAGAAACAGAGTCGGAAAAGAAAAAAATGACATATCTGAAAGGGTCCACGGATACTTGCCCGTCACGGTCATAAACGATTCTCAAGCGGACTTAACAGATAGGATGGCGTCAACCATCAGACACAACAGAGCTAGAGGTAAGCACAAAGTTGAGGCTATGTCTGACATAGTTATTGAGCTTAAAAGAAGAAATTGGTCGGATTCAAAAATAGCAAAAAACTTAGGTATGGACGAAGATGAGGTTTTGAGGCTGTGTCAAATTACTGGGATGTCAGAATTATTTGCAGACGCAGATTTTTCAAAATCTTGGGATATTGGTTTTGATGATAATCTTGATGACTTTGACTTTGAGGAGGTTGAAGATGCAGAAAATTAAGAGGATTTATCACACCTGGGACAAATGGGAGTGCTATCCGGCTGGGTTTTATGAAAATTCAATCAAGGGAATGACAAGAGATTATTGCGAAGAACAATATAGAATCTTTCTTTCAGATATTAATAGATTTGAAACTGCCTTAAAAAAAGTAATAAGCGAATGGAAAAATTCTTGCGAACATTATTTAACAAACGAAAAAATGAACCGCATAGCATGGCTAGGTCAGGCGTCTCTTTGTATTGAGACAGGCATACCATCATGCTATAGGTCGGGCTATTTCAAACTTACAAAAGAAGAGCAACAGAAAGCAGATATTAAAGCGTTAGAGTATTTAAACAAATGGTTAGATGCTAACGGTTATCAACAAACTAATCTGGAGGGGGCTGGGGTTAATTCTCAAGCCAATATTTATTAATGGGCAAAATATATAGAGAGGACACTGTTCTTGTTGCGTCACAAAAAAGAATTAAATTTATTTTTGATAATTTTGAAAGAATTTTTGTTTCATTTTCGGGCGGAAAGGATTCATCAGTAATGCTTCACTTGGCTTGTGAGGAAGCAAGAATAAGAAAAGTAAAAATAGGGCTTTTAATTGTTGATCTTGAAGCTCAATACAAAGAAACAATAAAGCACCTTGATGAAATGCTTAACCACTACTCAGACTGTATTGATCCTTATTGGGTATGTCTGCCGCTTAGCCTTAGAAATGCTGCAAGTAATTTTGATCCTCGCTGGATATGTTGGGATCAGGATAAAAAAGAATCATGGGTAAGAGAGCTTCCAAAAAATTGTATATCAGACTTGAGTTACTTTCCGTTTTTTCAAAAGGGAATGGAGTTTGAAGAGTTTATTGTTTTGTTTGCACAATGGTATGGTCAAGGAAAACTTACCGCAACACTAGTCGGAATTAGAGCAGACGAATCATTGAACAGATACAGAACGGTAGCTTCAAGGTCTTATTTAAGAAAAAAGGAAATGTTTAACAATTTACCATGGACAACTAAGGTAGTGGACAGATGTTACAATTGTTATCCTATTTATGACTGGAAAACATCGGACATATGGGTTTATAAAAGAGTTTATAAAGATAAGCCATATAATTTTATTTATGATTTAATGCACAAGGCAGGGGTTTCACCATCACAACAGAGGCTGTGCCAGCCCTATGGTGACGACCAAAGAAGAGGTCTTTGGCTTTATCATTTATTAGAACCAGAAACATGGTTTAAAGTTGTTGCTAGAGTTTCTGGGGTAAACTCAATGGCTTTATATGTTGAGGAGTCTGGAAATGTGACAGGATACAACAAGATTTATAAACCAAAGGGTCATACCTACAAGTCATTTTGCAATCTTCTTTTAACTACGTTACCAAAAAAATCAAGAGATCATTATTTGAAAAGATTTAGAAGCTTTATAAAAGGTTGGAGGTCAAGGGGTTATCATAACGAAATTCCTGACGAAGCTCCTTATGTGCTTGAGTCAAAACATTGGGCACCATCGTACAGAAGATTGTGCAAGGCTTTATTAAGAAATGATTATTGGTGCAAGGGTCTTGGTCTTACTCAGCCAAAATCTGAAGCATATGGAAAATATCTTGAAATAAAAAAGAATAGATCAGAACAATAGGTAGTTTAAGCTAAGGACGGCTTGACAACCATGTAAAATTTACACTAGCCTGAGTTAAAGACCCGGTGGGTCGCAACATATTACTTGGTGAGTAAATGGAACAAATAGGCGCAATCAATGCCATCCTTTCGGCTATTAAGACGAGAGTTGATGGTTCAGTATCAATTACAATCGAAGCAAATCCATCAGAAATAGAAGTAATTAACAAGCTCATGCAATCATATTTGATTGATAAGAGAGTTTTTACAGTTGCATTTATTAGGGTGGATGAATGAGCGGCGGAAGACCATCTGACTATGACCCAAGACACATAACAGAGATGTTAGAGTTCTTTCAGAGCTGGCCAGAATTTCGCACAGTGAAAAAAGAAGTTGCATCAGGTGGACGCAAAGTTGTAATTGAAGAAACACTTGTAAATTATCCACCTACTTTAAACAAATACGCAATCAAGCTTGGGATAAGCCGTAGAACACTTTTTCGATGGTCTCAAGATAACCCAGAGTTTCGACCCACATATGAAGCCTGTTTGACAATACAAGAGGAATGGCTGTCAGATAGGGCAACAACAGGCGACTATCATGCAGGTTTCACACAGTTGATGCTTACCAATCACACTGACATTCGACAAAAAGTCACTCATGACGTTTCAGACGAATTAAAATCAATTATTAAGATCGACATAACTAAAGACGAGAACAATCTTTGAGTGAGTTTAGGCTTACAGCGAAACAAACTGAAGCCATTAAAGTTTTAGCATCAAACGCTAGGCACATAATGCTGTTTGGTGGCTCAAGAAGTGGTAAAACATTTTTAGCAGTAAGATCACTTATTATAAGGGCGTGTAAAGAAAAGTCCCGTCATGCCATATTAAGGCTAAACTTTAACCACATCAAAACTTCTATATGGCTCGACACTTTACCAAAAGTTCTTAAGGTTTCATTTCCTGATCTATCAGTTGAATGGAACAAGACAGATTATTATGTGACCCTGCCAAATGGTTCAGAGATTTGGTGCGCTGGCTTAGATGACGAGAAGCGAGTGGAAAAGATACTTGGTAAAGAATACTCAACTCTTTATTTTAATGAGTGTTCACAAATACCATACAAATCAATCCAAGTTGCACTCACCCGATTAGCTGAGAGAAACAATCTTAAAAAGAAAGCTTTCTATGATCAAAATCCACCAGGTAAGAAACATTGGTCTTATTGGTTATTTCAAAAGCATCTTGATCCGATGGATAACATTCCAGTTGATAAAGAAAAATACGCATCAATTTTAATGAATCCAAAAGATAACTTAGATAATATTGACCCAGAATACATAACAGAAATATTAGACAACCTACCAGAGGCGCAAAGAAAAAGGTTTAAGGATGGAGAGTTTTCTAGTGATGATGATGGGGTTGCTTATTATGCTTTTGATAGAGAAAAGCACGTTCAGGAGATAGATAAAAAGAAGCTTGTTGGTCAAAGACTTATAGGCATGGACTTTAACGTGCAACCGATGACTGCTGTTGTCGGACATTATTGCAATAAAACCTTTTACCTATTTCAAGAAGCCTTTTTGGAAAACTCAGACACCTTTAAAATGACCGATCACTTAATAAGAAATGGTCATAAAGGGGCAAACATTTACCCTGACTCAACAGGTAAAAACAGAAAGACTTCAGGTAAATCCGATCACTTAATTTTACAAGAGGCAGGGTTTAGGGTTCAATATACTAGAAACCCATTAGTTATTGATCGGGTTAATAACATTAATAGATTACTAATGGATGGAAGAATTGTTATCTCACCAGAATGCAAGAAACTTATAAATGACTTAGAAAAAGTAAGTTGGAAAGATGGACAATTAGATCAAAAGACTGACAAAATGGTTACACATATAAGTGACGCATTAGGGTATTTGTGTTGGGCAATTGAGCCATTATTAGCAGAACAACCAAAGTCAACATTTACGCAACTATAGGAATAATATGCTTAAACAAAAAAGAAAACAGATTATTGAGTACATTAAAGCAAATGCTGACTTCATTAAGACTAACAACGAATCTCTTAATATTTATGAAGGTAATTTGTTGCCATATGTTGACGATATTTTAAAAAGCTCTTTATCACCTAATTATTACCATTCTATTAAAGACAGAATTTTGCCCATTAATATCTTGCAAAGGTACATTGATAAGGTTTCAAATACCTATTCAAAATCACCTGAACGTAAGGCTATGGATGCAAGACAACAGGAGTTTGTTGATTTCTACAAAGAGGCTCTTGATATTGACCAGTCTGGTTATATTGCTGATGCCTACGCTAACCTCTTTAAAGGTTTTGCATGGGAGCCGTACATTGATAAAAACGGAAAACCAGCAATCAGGGAGCTTGCGTTTAATTCATTTATTGTAATGTCAGACTCTATGATTAACCCTGAAGAGGAAACAATCTTTGTTAAGTTCATGGGGCAAGCAAGTAATGACCCAGAGTCAATGTTACTTCATGTCTATACAGATACTGAGTTTGATGCTTTTTATTTAAATGGAATGGAGGCAAGCGAGTATTTAGTTGAGAACCAAGGAATAAATGTCATCGGTGTTATCCCGTTCGTTTACGGAAAGAGACAAAAGAATAGGCTATTACCTGTTCTTGATTCTGATATGCTTAGAATTTGTAAAGCTATTCCAGTAATGTTGTCGGACGGCGCAGGTGCCCAAATGTACCAGTCATTCACGCAAATTTACGGAATTGATGTGTCATTTGAGAATGCTAAAATGTCACCTAACGCATTATGGTCTATTAAGTCAGACAGAGAATCAGACAAGACTCCCCAAATTGGAACAATCAAACCTGAAGCGGATACGCAAAAAGTAATTGATTTCGTTATGACAATCTTTACTCTTTGGTTAGAGACCAAAGGTGTTCGTGTTGGTTCTATGGGTCAAGTGACTGGATCAAACGCCGCTTCTGGTATTGCTAAGGTTATTGATGAAATGGACGTTTACGAAATTATTAAAAAGAACCAAGAATGGTTCGAGAAAGATGAGTCAGAGTTATGGAATGAAAAGCTTCCAAAGATTCACAATTACTGGATTAAGTCTGGAATGGTTAATCCTTCTAAGGTTCCAGGGTTGATGCCTGATGAAGTAGAAATTGAAGTTGAGTTTGAAGATCCTCAACCACTTAAATCTAAAATGGAAGAAATCACAGAAATTAAAGCTGAGCTTGAACTTGGAACAATGACACTAGAACAGGCCATTAAAAAGCTTCACCCAGAAATGGATGATGAAATGGTTCAGCTTACTTTAGGAAATAGGGCTCTTATTTAATGGCAAAACTTTCTATCAAGATTCCATTTACTCAGCCAATTAAGCCAAGAGAAAGGGCGAAGATTGCTGATGCTATATTGACCCACATTGTTGGGCGAACGATGGCCGGACTTGATAGAGACAACGAAAAGTTTGCTAAGTACACAAAGAAATATGCTGAAGAAAAAGGCGTTGGAATAGGTGACGTTGATCTTCTTTTATCGGGTGAAATGCTTTCAGAACTTAAGATTCTAAACATCAAACCTGGTGAAATTGAGATTGGGTATCGAGGCAGTAAAGAACTTATCGGAAAGGTTGAGGGAAATATCCTAGGAACATATGGTCAACCAGAACCAATACCAGGGAAGGCAAGAGACTTTCTAGGAATACCAAAAGAAGACGTGGATGTTATCATTGATTCATTTGCTGATGAGGACATTCCTAAATTAGACGATGAAGATATTGACCGCATTGCTAGAGAAGCAGCAAGAGAGATTCTTGGTGATATTGAATTTGATACCGAGGTTGATCTTGAGTGATACGCTAAAAAGTCTTAAAGAAAGATTAAAGATTAAAATTAAACTAGCACAAGTAAAAGCAGCTAAGGCATTGGCCGAGGCAATCCCTGAAGTAATTAAGATAAGAACAAGAGAAGAGGGTGAAGGTGCTAATGGTCAACCATTAAAGAAGCTTTCAAAATCCTATATTGAGTTTAGATCAAAAGCGGATGACCTTAGTTCAGATACCACACCAGACAAATCAAACCTTACTGCAACTGGTCAATTAATTGACTCAATTAAAGGAAAGAATGTTGGAACTAAAGTTGTGATTGAACCAGGTAAGGCAAAGCGTAAAGGTGAGCTATACGGACGAAAATCAACACTTACTAATAAACAAGTGAATAAGTATGTTGACGAAAATGGGAGAGAATTTCTAAAGTTATCTAGTGAAGAAAAGAAACAAGCTGAAGAGTTAGCTAAACAAATCATTGAAGATGAAATCAGAAGTGTCATCAAATAGTTGACACAATGAAATAACAGGGAGATTCTATTTATGTCAGATCAAAACGGGGTCAGTGACCCATCTCAAAGCAGCAGTGTTGCAAGTGAGCCGAAATCCAGTGATGTTGTTAAGTATGAGACTTATAGTCGAGTGCTTGCTGAAGCTAAAAAACTTAAAGAGAAAGTTAAGGAATATGAAGGACATATTCAACAATCTCAAGAGCAAAAGCTTAAAGAACAAAATGAATGGAAGGCATTAGCTGAGCAATACAAGGCAAAACTAGACCAAACATCATCAGTTTTACAAGAGCAAGAACGAAGCATCATCAACGGATTAAAGTATCATGAGTTCGAGAAGCATTTGGGCGGTAAACTTAAAAACAAGGATTACGCCACATTTGTTGATTTTGAAAAGATCATACTGAATCCAGAGACTAAACAAGTTGACCCTGATTCAGTAAAGGCAGTTGCATCTGAGTTTGTTAAGAGCCATCCAAGTCTAGTTGAGTTTGCTTCACAAGGTAAACTTCCAAACCAGGCGGCAAGTGGTTATGTCCCAAGCTCTAAAGCTGTTAACGAAATGAATAAAGAAGAACTTGAAAAACACATCTTAGCTCTTGCAGCTCAAGGTAAAATTAAATAGGAGAAAATATGGACGTTATCACAGGAAATACCGAAATTGGAAACACAAAACAAGATCTAATTGCAGCGGTTGTTCAGAAAGAACTTGCTTTCAAAGCAAAGCTTACGCCTTTCTTTACTGACCTTAGCTCTTTAGTTGGCCCAGGAATGCAATCAATCTCTATTCCAAAGCTTTCTAGCTTCACAGTTGCTGATCGTGCTGAAGGTGTTGCAGGAGAAATTTCTGCCCTTACTTCAAGCGTAGATAAACTCGACCTTTCACAGAACCTTTACGTTTCTTGGTTGATTGATTCTATGACTGCACTTCAGTCAAATATTCCAGCACAATTGGAATTTGCTCGTCGTGCTGCTGCAGCTCAGGCAAGAGCCGTAGATGAAAAATTAATTACTGAGCTTGGTAACATTGCTCACGCTTTCATCAACACTGGTTCTGATGTAAACGTAACTTATGCAAACATTCTTAAAATGGTTCGTGAACTTGAAGAGAACGATGCCACTATGGAAGATTGCGTATGGTTAGTTTCACCTGCTCAAAAAGAAGCTATCTTTGGACTTGCTGAGTTCAAAAATCAATATCAATTTGGACAAGCTGTTCTACCTTCTGGTGTTATCGGGACTATCCTTGGCATTCCAGTTGTAATGCACTCAGGTATGTCTTCAGTTCAAGTTTACCTTGCTGAAAAATCTGGTCTCGCTTACGCTTTCCAAAAGTCAGCTTCTTATGCTGAGCAAGACGAACTTGCTTATGGCGTAGGTGCTAAGCGTGCGGCAATCGATCAACTTTTTGGTGTTAAAGGAATGCAATTAGGCCAAAAAGGTGCGGCTTCTGGTAAGTCTCCACTTGTTATCGGTCTAAACGATTAATTAAAGTTTTGACGGGGTACTCGGAAACGGGTACCCTTTTTTTATGCAAAAGAAACCATCAACGATTAAGCATTACTTAAGAGCTAAGTCTCCTGAAATTCTTAAAGCTCTAATGCTTAAGAATAGCATCGAGAAAAAATGCTATTTTGATTATGTAATCAATCACGATGGACAAAATTGGTTTGCTTGGTTTGATTGGGATTCTGACGATGCTTTAACAGCTATGGTGGAACTAGATGAAATCAACAATATCGGATAGAGAGTTTGCAAAATTTCGTGATGGTAAAACAGGTGATGCTGTTGCTGTTACATTTGATGGCGATGCTATTCCTATTGAGCCAAGCGGTGTTGAATGGGATGAGATCCTGACAACATTCCCTAGTGCCACACAAGAATTATATACTTACAAAAAAAATAATGTGATTGTTCAGACAGTTGCAATCACGTATCAGAACGGCGACAAGAAAGCTATCATCTATATGCAAAAGACGAGGTATTAAATGCCTTGGAGGTTTGATGCACAGGCGGTGGATATTGTTTTTGTGATTGATACAAATACTCCCGTTATTTCTGGTTCAATTGAATTTGGAAGTGAACTTGATAGTGATTTGACAATAGACACAGGAAATCGAGAGAATGATTCCTCTATTGTGGATAACGGGTTAAGGGTGATAGATGGCAGTATTTAAGGCACCACGTATTTCTAGCTCTCAAAGAGCAACACTGACATTAGAAGCATCTGAGATTGTTTACGACACTGATCTTAATACTTTTTATGGTGGAAACGGGTTAGATATTGGAGGATTTCCACTAGGTCAAGGGGCTGTTTCTCAGACATATAGTCACGAGTTAACGTCACTTGATATAACTAGGGGCTTTATTGTTTTACCTGGTGAACCTTACTCTCCATCAACTGTTAGATTATCAATAGTGGGTGGAATAGAACAAATAAACGGAACTGATTACATCGTGAGCGAGGATGTGCTTTCTTGGTCGGGGCTTGGATTAGATAATTTTTTAGAGATAGGGGAGACCCTACTCGTCCAATACTAACAAGGAGTGTTTTTATGGCTCAGCAAATTAAAAAGAAGTTTCTCTCACCAGAAGTCATCAACTATTTTGATGACCAAATTAATTCAGTAGAAAGCAGTGTATCAAGCGAACAATCAAGAGCAGAAGGGCAGGAAGCTGCAATTCGTTCTGAGTTTGCTGCTGCTGACTCAGCTATTAGCGGAGTTGTTCAAGGTAATTTTGATTTACAACAATCAGACATTGACGGTCTTCGTTCTGATGTTGATGCTCTTACGACTGATTTAGCATCAGAAGAATCAGCAAGACAATCAGGGGATTCTGCCCTAGATGCACGTATCACAACATTAGAAGGTCAAGTTGGCGAAGATTTACAAGCTGCAATTTCTGCTCTTGAGTCTGACATCGCTGCAGAAGAGACTGCTCGTGTTGCTGCCGATCTAGTTCTTGATGGAAAAATTGAGACAGAAAAGGCACGTATTGATGCAATCCTTTCAGCTTCAAGTGCTGACAAAGATTCATTTGCTGAAATCGTTTCTTTAATCAACTCTGTTGATACTGAAAACGACACTGCATTTGCTGGTTATGTAACTTCAAATAATGCTGCACTTGCTCAAGAAGTTTCTGACAGACAATCTGGCGATGCTTCGACACTTTCTTCAGCTAACAGCTACACGGATGCTCAAATTGCTGCAATTCCAGCGGTTGACCTTTCTGGTTATTACACTAAGACTGAAGTTGACGCAAAAGAAGCTGCTCTTGAATCAAGCATTGAGGATCTTGATGTTTACGCTCAAGACATTCGTGGTGACGTTGATGGTCACGAAACAAGATTAGTAGCTTTAGAGGCTCAAACTGATGGCCCTTCTTTTGACAATGAAAAGAAAGTTGTTGGTGCTGAACTTGGTTTCGTTGAACTATCAAGAACAGCAATTAAGATTATGTCTTGCGCTGTTGGCCGTATGGCAGTTCACGAAGGTGAAGACTTTACAGTTAGCGTTGTTGCAGGAAAAACTCGTCTTACTTGGATCAATTCTCTTGCTAACCCAAGTGGAGAAGAAAAAATTGAAGAAGGCGATAATGTATTTGTAGTTTACGCTTATTAATAGGAGCAAACCATGACAACTTTATATGTTAAAAAGGACGGGTCAGGGAATAGCACTACAATTCAAGGTGCAATCCCTCTTGCTGTTTCTGGCGACATTATCATGGTTGAGGCAGGTACATTTGAAGAGAACCTAGACTTTTATAAAGATGGTTTAACAATTCAAGGTGCTGGTAAGGATCAGACTTTTATTGTTGGGCAACAACAAGCAAACTTTGTAAAAGCTGGATGTTCTTGGGCAACTGCTTCGACAACTATTAATGTTCCAGCAGGAACGACTGGTTTAAAAGCTGGTCACATTGTTTCTGCTTCAGGAATTGCTGCAAACACAAGAATCGTTTCAGTTGGTGCAACATCATTCACGATTTCAGCTAACACAACAGCGGCTAAAACAAACGTTTCTGTCACTATGGGCTTTATTGATTCTGCTATTAGATGGAGAGGAAACGGCAACACTCTTAAGAATGTTAAACTTTCCGCCATTCAAGCATTAGAAACAAGAGCAGCAAATGACAACGGGGCGATCTATTTTAGAACGTCTGGTCTTGGTGCTGTTGCTGCACAAAATTACTTAATTGAGAATTGTGAAATTGAAGCTCGTGGAGAGTTTGCAATTGTAGCGGACAACACTGGACCTGGTGGTGGAACTGTCACAGGGTGCGTAATTAATGGAAAGACTTTTGTTGGTGAACAACCTGCTCAAGTTCACGCCTTTAGCTCACTTGCACTTTCTTGTAACATTCTTTCGTCAACCACAATTGAACTGCCATCATCTGAATATCTTGTTGATGTTAAAGTTGGTTCACCAATCTTAACTGTTGCAGGATTTACTCAGTCAGGAACAACTGTTTCTGCTATCTCTGGAAATGTTTTGACTCTAAATAAGGCGTTACTTTCTGGTGTTGGATCAACTCAGACTGTAACTCTTACAAACATTCAATTCAATATTCCTAACGTAGCTAGACAGCTAGTTGTGTTTCAACCTAACAACACCTCACCCGTTACTTTCACAAATAACATCATTAATGGCGTTACCGGTGGAGGCATTTCTTACAATCAAGCGGTGACTTGTGATGTTATTGGTTCAACACTAACTGGAAACACTTTTAATGGTGAATTTGGTGCTGCAAGTTATGCTTTAAGAGTAAGAGGTTTAAATTCAACTGTTTCTAACAATGAAAACCTAACAACTGCCTACCCAAATCTTGGTTACTATGTTTTACCAAATTGGGCACTTTCACAGGTTATAACTGTTGGAACAATGATTTCTAACTCTGGACTTTATTTCAATTGTATCCAAGAGCATACTTCATCAGCTACTAATGCACCGACTGGTGTTGATGGTGCGCTTTATTGGGAACTTAAAACATTGGAAGAGGTCAATGCTTCAGGAGTCTACGGTGTAGGTCTTTTAAGCATCGGATCAAATAGCAGTGTTTCATTAAGTTTACTTAGCTTTTCTCAAACTTCATCAGGTGACCCAATTGTTGTTTCATTTGATAAAGAAGTTTTAAAATCTATTGTTGCATCTGATCCTGAATTTTCACTTGAGTCTAACTGGTACCTCGTGGGTCTAGTTTACAAAAAAGATTCAAAGAGAATGACTTCAGGGTTTAAGGCTGACTTTACTCAGTCAAAGGAAATGAAACTTAAGTCTGGTTTACCAGGTGAGACTTTCAGCTTCCACAAAGTGATTATCTCTAAACAAGATAGAACTTTAAAAACTGTTAGTCGTTCTGAAGTTTCAAATCCATCAGCAATGGATATTGTTTTAAAGTAATTTAACATGGCAGGGGAGAAATCCCCTGCTCTTTTTGAGGTTATATGAACAAACGAATCCTTTATTCAGACAATGGAAACTTAATTGATTTCTCAGTTAATCTAAATAAATACAGCGCAACGGAGAGTGAGTTCAGTTACGTTGCTGGTGAGGATTACATTTACATAGGCTCAAGACTTGCCTTTAATTCTCTCTATTTCAAGTTAAATGCAAGCAACACAACACCTGCAAACATGAGCATTGAGGTGTGGGATGGTTCACAATGGAGATTCGTTAATGAAGTAATTGATGAGACTGAAGGCTTCTTTAAGTCGGGTCATGTCACATTTGTTCCAAATAGAGACCATGGTTGGCTTCACGAATCAACTAACGATGGTGGTGCAGTTGTCCCAGGTCTTGCTGCAGTTAAGATTTACGATCAATATTGGATGAGAATTTCATTTGATGTGAATCTTGACTTAGACTGCTCTTTATTATGGGTCGGATCCTTGTTTTGTGATGATTCTGATATTGGTTCAGAATATCCCGACTTAGTTAAATCAAGCGTTCTTTCTGCTTTCCAATCAGGAAAACTTAATTGGGAAGAACAAAGAGTAAGAGCTTCAGAAATTATTATTCAAGACTTAATGATTAATCGTGTCATTTTAGATGCTGG